GAGAATGGTTTGTACCGATTAATGGTTCTATTTTGAAAGATGCGAGATAGCGTGGAATCAGATGATGTGTCAATCTTCTCTGCCTCTCCAAAAGCTTTTAGCATTCGTTCAGCTGGTGATGCATACGTGTCTGATGTCTTTTTGCAAAGATCCAAGTATTCTTCCAGTGAATATTCTTCACTGTGTTTTGACTTTGCTACTTCTGAATACAAGGAAAAAAGTTTTTTCATTTAACTAACCTTAAAAATTTAAAACAACTGCATATACTATTACTTATCTTATTTAAGAAACGGTAGCGTTGGAGTTCTACATGTAGTTTACATGTATTTGTTGGAAATGTCAAATGCTAATTACTGCGTCGACGTAATGTTGAATAAGGTTAACACTTTTGGTATCACTTAACAACTTGGCCAGACCCGGATGCAGTGGGTTAGGCCAATCACCGACTGTAACCCAAGCTGATCCTTGTGTCTCCCAATTCAATATGGGCTTAAATTCGTGGGGTACTACAGCCAGGAAATTATAATATTTGAAGCCAGAAGTATGTGAGAATACATACAATGGAATTAATTTCATCTCACCGTGATAACCGGCTTCTTCTTCAACTTCGCGACGCACCGCGGCTGCAGGATCTTCATTTTCATCTATGGCGCCACCCCATGTGCCCCAAGTCCCAGGTTGTTCAACATCATAACTGCGATGTGCGATACATACTTTACCAGTATCTAATGCCAAGAAAATACAACCGGCAGCTTGTTTGCCCCAGAAGCCAGTTTGCTGTAACGATTGTCTATGCTCGGCATCGTCTTCTGCTAATTTGTTAGATGATTTGCCAGTCTTTATATTAAAGCCTATATCCTTGTACCCATCCTTAAATGCTTTGATATTTTCAAGAGGTACGCGGTTAGCAGTTACGATTACTCGTGCTGGCAGCTTCAGAATCTGAGTAGCCAATAGTCTATGGTGGCCGTCCCATACATCTAACCTATAAGTATCACCGACCCATTTAATGGGGATTGGAGAATAACGATGCATACTCAACCACCAAGTTGCCCAATCCTCTATACTTTGTCCCGGATTATCTTTCTGCCAACCTCGAACATTTGACCATTGATCGCTCATATCTTCTCGCGAATTTAGATCTTTAGTTTCAACATACTTAATGTCGGCAATAATGCCCGTGAATAAGCCTTCGTCATCGTCGTTTTCTTTAATAAGTTCTCGTAGTCGCATTAGTAATCGTCCTCATCGTCATCTTTGTATCCAACGACAGGCACCTGTCCCACTAATATTAGAAAACTAGTGTCAAACCAGGCGGTGCTTTCTACATCCCATCCATACATAAAATAGCCGTCGCTTCTATAACCGCCGTGCCATACACCGTCAAAGTGTTTGGCAATTTGATCCCAGGGAAAGGCTCGTGACAATCTACTGTAACGCTCTGAACGATCAATTGGCGAAGCTCTGCCTAGATTTTCAAATGCACGGTATATGCGTTCTGCATCGTGCTCGCTGTTTAGTTCTAGAATCAAGGCGCCGGGCTTAACCTTATACAAATATCCCTTATCGCTAAACCAATCTGGCTGCTCAGACTTTGTCCATCGTGCCCAATCAGATGTGTATGCACCATCGGCACCTTTGATTGCGGAACTGGTCCACAGGCTCGCAACCGTGGGCTTGTTGTTACCCGGGGGAGATGAAGCTTTACCGGGCTGTAGGATTGGTGCACCTTCTAATACACCTTGCTGACCCTTTTCTTCTATATCAGAATCCGGAACTACCTGTACTGAAATACTTTTTATACCTAATAATTTATATGCCCAAAATCTGTGATGTCCGTCTATTACTTGATAACCGTTTTTATACTTTCGAACCATCAGAGGCGGAAGTTTGGCACCTTGTTTTAGACCTGCTACTATTTTTTCAACATTGGTGGTGTCTTCTAAGATAGTTTATCATATCTTTAGTTGGCATCTGATTAAGATATGTTTGATGTGTGCCTTCCTTAACTTCGTCATCTTGCATACCAGTGCCGCTTAAATCTCTGCGCGGTAGTTCCCACTTTGCATATTCTGGTTTTAACTGTGTAGGATCTTTTTCATCCCACGCATATTTGTTAGCAAGATTGTCCATCCTGCGATCACGGGCAGGTTGGGCTGCCATATTTCTACGGGGGACAAACAGTTGGAGGCGAGTGGACAAACGTGCACCATCTTTTTGTGCCTGTTGTTTAAGCCAATTTAAATCTTCCCACCCTGGATTGTAATCGTGCGGAGTAGTGTCGCCGACTTGCGGTTCTCTTACTTTCTTTGGGCGTAGTTCGTTTATGAGCATATGAATATTTATACCAGGTGGAACAAACCAAAGACTGTTCCGCTGATGTTGCTGTATGCAAGATAGTTTACATTGGGTGCGTTAAATGTAGTGCTTGAGCCAACAAAGTTATCATCCATTTCTTCTGATGTTAGTAAAACCCATTCACCCGTCTGCGTGTCCTCATCAAATACCCATTTATAGTGGGACTGATTATCTGACGAACTGTTATACCACCATACATCAGGATCGGGAGCGAACGGTGCGGTATCACCCGTATACACACTATGGCCAGCAGCGAAATACATGGTGGTACCAAATGGATTGTCTTGTCTACGAGTAATTCCGTCTAGACCATTGGCAATATCTGTGCCAATGGTGCCATTGGCATCTACAAGTAACTCACCAGTTTCAAGTCTTGCTAATCCAAGATTAAAAGGAACTACTTTACCAGCTACAATCTCTGGCCGCAAGTCTGTTCCAACTTTGCAAATATAAAACTCCGGCGCAAGCGCAGCGCCATCATATGATGGAATGCCAAGGATGTGATTATAGCCACGCAGGATTTTAATTGTGGGATTTGCATTCAACATCATGCCACGTTTGTAATTGCCATCGACTAGTATCGTCTGTTCACTCTGCACGCCGCTTACCGCCCAACAGTTGCGGGCTTCTATCCATATGAAGTTAAAGTTTGTTATTGGTGGATTTAACTCTGCACCTATTGTTGGGTCACCGCCGGCAAAGGCCGGATCGCCTGTAATAACCGTTGAGGTTTGTCCAACTAGCTTACCGCAATAATCGTACACTGGATCTTGTTGTACAAACAATGGATCCTCTGGTGTTAACGCTTGTACTGCTAAACTATACATCTGCGGACCCAGTACAGATGCCCACATGTTTTCGTGCCGTATTCCATTGACATCGGCTGGATAGCTTGCAGTGTTATCCACTAACGAAACTAATTCATGTGCAAGATTCATTGCATCTTTCAAGTTTGGAGAATCAGGCGGTGGATAGGTAGCAATGATTGCTTCGATGATTTCTTCATGCGTTGCGCCATCCCAATCTGGAATATTTGCAATCAGCTGCCAGGCCATTCTGTTTATTAAATCCGACCCACGAATGTTGTCGTATAATTGCTGTTGTTCGGCTGCACTGGCTAATAATATTTCTTCGTCTGGTTGGTTGGCCTCTGTTGATGCAATAATTGCGTCCAATTGTTGCTGCTGAATTATCCTTAATTCAATGGTGTCATTGTCTGGCGGGCTTATAATATCAGAGGCTGCATTATTTGCGGTGTTTAGTTGTTTGGTCGCACGGGCAGCAGCCGCTGCTTCTTTGTTTGCAGACACTTTTTGTCCGCTCTTTGCCAATGATGCTTTATGTCTAAAGTCCGGAAATAATTGTCGATTTACACTTGCACGTAAACCAGCCTGAACGCCTCGCAACCTCTTTATTAAGATGTCGATTTGATCGTCTGGAATGCGCCCAATTGCCCTAAGATGGCCTTGGATTTTCTTCAGAATGCTCTTTGGGTTATAGCTTCCAAGGTTAAGGCCGCCGCCAGCGCCTAGACATAATTCTGGCTTAGCCAATTTGCCAAGGTCCTGTAAAATTGAATTCATTTGGGCAAACGCTAGATCTGATGATTGCTTTAGAATATCAGGAATCATTGGTGCCTTCAATGGAATTTTACATAATCCGTTGAGTGCCAATAGGCTTTGTAGTTCGGCTATCCCTTTATTAATACGGCCAAGCATCTCTCCAACGCCAAGTGACTTCAGTGCTCCATTTAACTCTTTTTGTAAATTAGCTAACTCTGATTTTAAGTCTGCTTGCAAGTTTGGCAACCCAATTAAAGTAGCAATATCTAGCTTTACGCAAAGTAGGTTGCCTTTAAGCATATTCAAAATGCCACCAAATAAGATAGCACAAATAATGTCTTTTATTGGTTTATTAAGGATGCCCATTGTGGCAATCGACACTCCGGGAATTACAGGTATTGTAGGCATACTATATTTATGCCCACTTTAGGTCGGGCGGTAGTCCCGCGCCAGATGCTACTGTCCATTGGGTAAATGTCTTACCATCGCGTGCAACCCCAACAGCACTAGCGGCGTTTGATTTCCCAAGATAAGCAACGTGTACCCAGTTTCCTTCAAATAGCAATTGTGAGAATGGTAACGGGCTACTACCAATGAATTTGAAGATTTCCTTGGACATTTCAACCTTGTTCGCACCCACAATTTGAATGTCTGCTGCCTTGCCATATCCATGATCACTTTGTCCCGTTCCTGGACGATATCCAGAGCTTATTGACAATGCAGGAAAACGATCTTTAACTTTGTCCAATATATTTTGACATAGCTTTTGCCACGCGCAGGCGATTGCAGGGCTACTGGGTTTTGAACCCATATGTGCAAATTTAAAATGCTTGCTACAACCAGTATCCCATTGGGCATCAGTATAGGCAGTGCAATCTGTTAAATCAGTTGGTGGTTGCTCTCCGGCCTTAGGGTGATGATCTTCCTCATTGCCAGCCCCCATTGAGCTATTTCGGTCAGCGGTCATTGCAACTTTCCCTTCGGGCGTGTCATCGTAGTAAACGATGCCGCTTGGGGTTACATTTCGACCGCCTCTTGCGGTGGGTTTTGGTATGCACATTATTTAATATCTCCCGTGTATTTATGGAGATATTAAATTAATTATACTAACTAAAGTAATTGGGCGGCACCGTTTCAGTAACTGCGTTAGCAGAGCCTGGATTTGTCACTTTAACAAGTACTTCACCAATCTGATATTCAACATAACTGCATAAATGACTGCTATACAATCTTGCGCCTGCGTCAGTGTCATTTGCTAATATCTCTTGATGTAAAAGGCTACCAAGTTGTTTTGCAATTTCTTGCCCTTGTATGCCCCCAATCGTCATTGGACCAAGACTATATCCTGAAAAACTCATTCCGGAAATACTAATATTGTATCCATAATCGGTGCTCAAATTTGATACATAAGTTTTAAAATTATTGGGTAAACTAGGGTCGGCGTTTGTACGGGTTATATTATTCAAATAACCATGGGCTTCAACTGCATTGAACACTATACTTGGATATGCAATTAACAGTTTAGCCTGTGCTTCCCTGCGCCTGATACTAATTGCCAGAATGGATTTTGCCATTCCGTCTTCGTATTCTTTAAGATCTTGTTCTACACTAGCCATTGCTATCATCTCCTCCAAACGGTAACCCCGGCCACGCCGGTGTTAATCCAGCATCTGTCGTTGCTTTCATAACCTTTTGTACATACCAGGCGTCAACCGTTGTTAACACCGACGGCGAAATAGTTCCATCGCCAGTTGACGTACCAGACTCATTTGTATCGTCTCCGCCATAGGGCAATCTATCTACTTCTGGTATTAAATCAGCTTTTGCTAACGCCCCCATCACTGCAATAATCATTGCAGATGTTGCTTTAACGATAGTGACTGGTGCAATACTCTTGAATCCGTCGGCATTTGAATCGCCTGGTTTGGCCGGTACACTTGTGGCGACATTGGTGTTTTGTTGCTCAACAGCTCCCTGACTTTGTGTACTGCCACTACTACTGCCACTACTACTGCTGTCTACAAAAACGTCGGGACTTCCACCTGCTCTTGTATGCCCGCACGTATCAGCATTGCCCTGAAAATTCACCGAAATCCCACCAATGAATACGGTCCCTGAACCACTTGCAGTATTGGGACCTGCGTGAGCACCACGACCGTGGCCAGCGACTTGACTGCCATTTATAGCCCATAGTAATCCATTTACAAACACTGTGCCTTGCGCTACTAAAGTAATAGCTGCTCCAGCAGTGTTTGGATCTCCTAATCTATGGACTGCTGGCATTATAACTTAAATCCAGATGGCGCGACTTGAATCCCACTTAAAGCACTATTATATTGATCTGCTAATTCTTTGTCAGTGTTTGCAGTGGTGACAACCATTGCTTTGTTGATTTTTAAATTGCGAGATCTTCCGGGTGCAACTGTCATGAGATATGGTGTCAATGCTGGCCCCCCTTTTGGTCCCACGCTTAATGTAACTGGGCGATCAATTGTGTAAGAAAAAGCATCCTCGCTTATGTACGAGCCAAGAATCTCTTCGCCAGAACCCATTTTTAAAGTGATTACATCACCATCTTTTCTAATATCAAGTAACATTGGTTTCCTTTGTAAATTATATTATGTTTACTTAGCAGCATTAAATATTAGAAATCAACATCAAAAGAAGTTAAAGAATCATCGCGAACAATAGAATTGACTTTATACGCATTTGCGTTCTGCTCCTGCGGAGCAGCCTGTGTATTGCCGATGTTTATCCAATTTTCCATCCATATCATTGGATTATGCTTTGGAAACTTGTGGTCAGACTCAATATCGAGAAATTTATAAACTTCCTTTGCGTTGAACAACACCCAAGCAGACACTGTGGCCGGAGTAACACCAACTAGCTCCCTACCTTCGGAAAATAAATATTCAATCCATTTGAGTTCTGAATCTACTACTTGGTCGGCGAGCGACTTGATTTTGTCTTTTTGTCTTATATATGATGCCATGCCGCGCTCTGTGGCTAACTCAATACGTATTACTTCTTTATCAAGTTCTGCGTGAACTTCAAGTTCATCTTGGGCAATTTTCTGAATAGCCTTACCGATTGGTTGAAATAAATTAGTACTGCATATTGCAAAAGTTATACTAAAACTAGCCATGAATTGGACACGCTCCAGAAGAAACAATGCAACAACACCCATGAATAACTTGTCATAAAGTTCATCACTATATTTTTTAGTCAAAGCATACTCATGACTTGCTTTGTATAATTCATCAAACACATTATTAACTACATCCATACGTACAATAGATTCTTTGACACAAAGAATATCAGCGAACACCTTTTCGGGGTCGTCAAAACTCATCCTCACAATTTCTGAGTAGGTGGCAGCGTGAATAACCTCGTTGTCTGAGATACGCTGCCACGCGCCCCACAATGAACTATCTGTTATGAATGGCGCAAGGACTGGTGCAATTGAACGTGATGCAACAGAGTCAGCTTCCCACTGCCATGCAAGCGTTCGTATCATCATATCATAAACAGACTTGGAACAATTTTTAAAGTCAAGATTGCAAACTTCATATGAAAATTCTGCCTCGTCCCAATCCAGTGACTTTTGTGTTTTGTATAGCGCCCAAATCTTTGGATATGGTTTAGAAATTGTATTGAAAAGCCCAGGTGCTTCACCAAAGAATAAAGGTGGCTTCGATACCAGATAGGATTCTGGTGATCGCGTATCGTTAAAGACTGTACTCACAGTGAACAGCTTTCGCAATTTTCTTGTTCAGTCTGAACAACAATGGCATTTTCATTTGTTTCTAAATCTACACCAGCACTGGTTAAACTGTTGACATAATATCTTGACTTTAAGCCGAATTTCACCATGTCTAAATAATCCTGTAGCATGTCTGATGAAGACACTTTTGCATCACCAATAATTTTAACAAACAAGTCGGCAGAAATGCCTTGGTCGGTCCACTTTTGAATAATGGCATACACTTTAATCATATCAGTAGTAGAAATATCCCACGCTGATTGGTACTTATTTTTTAATCGAGTACTATCTGGCGCCGCCCAATGATTCACCATAGTGTCATTAGTTTTCATTATATACAACTCGCGGATTGGGTAAAGTCCGTTAGTCGTGCCAGCGGCGATAGTACTTGATTCACCGGGCATGTGCGCCGCTAATACAGAATTGCGAATACCGCCATTTGCAACAATAGCGATTCGAAGTGATTCCCAATCACGTCCATTTCCAATGGTCACCAACTCATCAACCCGAGTTTCATACGTATCAGTTGGAAGCCATCCTTCGGGCCATTTAGTCTTATGCATCCATGGTGCATTTCCAAGTTCTATGCCAAGCTTCAATGATGCATTGATGAGATGCCATATATGAGTTTCAGCTAATGTATGAATAAAATTATAACCGTCTTGGGTATCATATTTCTTATTTTCTTTTGCCATTAAATGGGCAAGACCAATAATACCCACACCTGCTGAAAGGCGAGACTTGGCTGTATGTGCCAGAGATGGAAATGCATAATCAGATTTATGAATACAAACGTCGATCATCTTCAACGCATAGTAAGCAACTTCAGCATATTGTTCATCGGTTTCAATATTTGAAACTATAATTCCCGCAAGAGAGCATAATCCAATTTCACCGTCACCTTTTTTGTATGGATGATACAGTTCAGCAACAGATTTGAAACCTTTAGTTGGCAAGAAAACTTCTGCGCAAAGATTTGAACTGTATATCTTATCTTTGAACGGAGTGTGCTTATTTGCCGCGTCCATCATGAACAAATATTGCACACCAGTTTCATATGACTGAGTCAAGGTGCCAATAGCAACCTCACGAGCATTCATTTTGAATGGGGCTGTCTTTTCATATTCAGTATACAATTGCTCAAACAGATTCTGATTACCCTCGTATTGAGCTTCATAGAGTTCTTCATTGCCCTGATACGAAAATGGTGCATAATCTTCGTTGCGGGCAACTTTACGTGCAAAAGTCTTGTTTGAACCAAATGAATAGTGGCAGCCATCAATCTTTTTTGTAGCAGGTGTCATAGGATGTCGAAGTTTTTGAATAACTTCAACTTCAGGATCGTATGCACTATAGAACATTGTGGATGCTCCGCCTCGACCATTCTGAAGATTAGCTCCAATTGCGCCAACCATGGCACGAATGTAAGGCAACTTGCCCTGGTGCTGAATCAACCCACCCCTGATGCCGTCCCCGATAGACCTAGTTTTCAAATGAGTACCGATGCCAGCAGAAGCGCAAGTCATCATATATGCAATATGATCACCGGCAGCTAAACTTGGAGCAGAGTCTTCGGTTGTATATAAGCAACACGAAGCATAACCATTTAGCCTAGTACCAAGATTTACATAGTTTGGAGTCGGCGCATTCAAACGACCATGTGAAAAATGTTCATACCACTTTTTCACGTGAGTAAGTTTATCAGTTTTTTCATTCTCACCCAAGGCCATTGCCATTCGCATATAAACAAATTGGGCCGATTCATATTCAGTTTTTGTTACCTTATTGCGCAATGCATACTTATAACGAATCTGATTAAGTTGATAATGAGGATACTTTAGATCAAGTTTATGATTAATGACTTTTTCTAATTCAGCATATTCTTCTATAGTATAATTTAATAAAGACATCATACCGGCATTGAGCAGTGTAACATGTAAATCTTCAATGGTCGGACGGCCATTCGGATATAACTCACGTTCAATTAAAGAAGCATATAAACGACCTGCCATCCTATTATATTCCCACGTCTTGTTATTAAGACACGTCTCGATTAGTTTCTTTTGAAGATCAAGACTTGAGCATGATGATGGGCTATTGTTAACTGCTTCAAATACAACACTAGACCAATCAACATACCCACTTAGAGTTCTTGCAGCCCATTCCCCCCAACCGTTAACTTTTGACGGAGAGAATGGCTCCGTTGTGCCATTCTTTTTAATGATGAATTCGATCATTTATTCTTTCTTATTATTTGGTACGCAATGTTGCGTCAATTACTTACCAGGTGACCTACTTCTATATCTTAGTACTTTAACCAGTCTTTTGAGGTCGCTAGGGGCAGATTTTCTTGCGTAGATACTTAGTTGAGTTTGTAATATTGCTCTACTCGTTGCAGCCACAGGTCGCTGTAGCGTTCAAATTGAGCGCCTTCTATGACAAATGTTTGATAGTTCTTCTCACGATCAACCATGAACACCACCCCTTGTTTAATTTTTGTGCCATGTACCTCGTCATGTGCCATCGAATAGGCCGCGGTTTGGATAAAATAATCAGTCATCCATTCGGCCTTCTTCATTTTCTTTGAAGTCTTATGGTCCATAATACTTGGGATGCCCTTGTAGAGGCCTACAAGATCGGTTGTTCCGGCATACAATTGTTGTTACTGAAGGTACTTTGCTACCGTCAGGAGTAAGGTATTTTCGAGCACCGTCAGATGTCTCTGCTCTAGTAAGCTTTTCGTATTGGAATTTATTATTGAAAGTTATCATCGTATTATAGTATACGACAATATGTCTACAAGGTCAAGCTATTATGGTGAAAGGACTTATAGTCCTAAATCCTTTTTGGCTTGAGAGACTGCGTCTTTGCCAACTTTCTCTTTGTTTTGTTCTACTTGATCAACAGTGTCTGCAGACGGAATTGAGGTGAGAATAACTTCGTCGTTATTGACGTCAGCTATTAAACTTGGATTCTTTGCCTTAAATGTAGCGATAAGCCCGCGAATAGCATTAACCCGTCCAGTGGCACTAAATCCCATGTGGTTTAACGTATTAACAAGGTCTTGCATCGGGAGAGTATTTAACCCGTCATCTTGTGCTTTGATTACAAGCATCTTAACGGCGTTAGCGAAATTACTGTCTCCGGTTGATAGTTCACTCAATACCACTCTTCATCTCCCGTCCAGTTGGCTCTTCTTCAGGGCCAGTGCTGCTTGGAAAGATTGGAGCATTTGGGTCAGCTGCAAACTCGTCGTCACCACCATCCATTCCCATGCCATCCATTCCCATATCACCTGTATCACCGCTTTTCAATGAAGCAATGGCAGTATCTAAACCACTTTTGGTCTGTGTTAGAGTTTCAACTGCTGTTTCTAACGCTGTACGAACTGCGTTAACATATTGCTCGCCTGCACCATCACCAAATCGTTGTTTAATTTGGTCAACTAACGTAATCATGTCGCTACCCATCATATCAGCAACATCTTCAATCATGCTTTGGAACTTTGTATTCATTGCTTGAGCAGCGATAATAACTTCAGATTGTTCAAGTGTTTCGTCATCAATATCTGCTTCGTCGAGACGGGCCATATCTTCATAAATTTCTTTGTGCAATACAGCACGAGCATATTCGTGGCCGCTGCGGCTTGCTAACGTGTCGATTTCTTCGATAACACGGGCTAATTCTGCTTGCAACCGTCGGCCGGTTAAATTGGCAACTGTGATACTCTCTCCAAGTAAAGCGTTGCGTGCTGCTTGAGCAGGGGTTGTTAATGTGGTAATGTCATTAAATTTCATAATATTCTCCGTATGTTATTTACCTTCTAGAGAGTTACTAGGTTGATAATAACCACAGCCCAAGCAACACAAATGGTTAAAATGGCAAATAGCATTGGTTTAGTATGTAGTGAACACCTGTTTTCTTTACATGAGAGCAGTTTAGTTAAGGTCATTTAATGAAACCTCCCAGCTTCATCATGACAGCACCTAATACGGTAGTTAGTACACCTGCCGCAAGACCATATGCTATCAATCTCACTGGTTCAAATTGGGAGTGGTTTACAAATGTCTTAAGAGTTTCGATTAAATGATCCATCTGCGTGTCGAGTTTAACCAGACGTGTAAGAAAATCTCGTTCCATCTTTTGGAGCTTATCAATGCCAAGCTCTTTTAAGGCGCTGTGGACCACAAGATCAGCTTTCTCATGCTCAACTATTGTATCTTCTAATTTATCAACCCTACGTTCAAGGCCTGCGATTTCATCTGACATAATTACCCCTTAATAAGACACTGCAAGTTTAGGCAGTAATATAGTCACCAAATTCGACATTGGTTTGTACAGCATATTTACCAAATTGTGAAAGAATTTACCCATATTAACAGTGTCAGAACGAGGTGTGTCGGACGAAAAATGTATTTGTTGATGGGCCACTTGTTACAATTTTACCCGGTAACGCCACAGTTTCTTTTAGTCCAGTTTGTAATGTATAATGGGAAGAATCAACAGCCAGGCTTGATTCAGTCATGTTCCCAATGGCATTTGCAATCCATTTTAAGCACCATACTGATTGAATACCAGTGAACTCATCTCCGAATTGCCCGTCTGTAATATCTTGGCCAACCAATCTATCAACACCGGCAAGCAAATATTGCCCACGTCCCGTGATAATATTAACAATCTGTTGGCAATTATTCTTGCTGTAGAGAGTATCTAACCCAATGTCATACAATGTCCAAACCGAGAAGAACTCTGGATCGGCTCCTATGGATGTGCCAGGTATCATCCAGGATGTTTGTTCAAACATATTATCTGTGCAATGCCGTGGCCTTTGCAACACCTTTAAGAAATCCAAATGGACTCCGCGAACCAACAATGGCGCCGGCACCTACTGCCGCTAATTCTGCATTATCAGCGTTGGGTATTTCCCAACCTTTATTTTTCGCCAATGTTTCTAATACTGGGAACAATTCACTACGTCGACCACGAACGCGATAGTATTGCAATAGCCTTGTTATACATAATTTACGCTGCACCGTTGACAAATTTAACCAATCCATTGCCAACCTACGCAAACTTTTATAACTGCTTATGTCAATATGCATTTGACTTTCAAGGCGATACATTATGCGAATGGCATTGGTTGGTTTTAATATATTGTTGGTCATTTCTCGTAGAAATCGTAGTATCAACATTTTATTAGTTTTTAGTTTGCCGGCCAATGCCTCATTTTGTTTGGTTCCGTTGAGTAACCGCGCTGTATTGCTATCAGGATTTAATACCATATGAATGCCTTGATACAAATCCGTGCCACCAACACGCGGTATATTGAAGGTGCCGAACATAATAGTTTTATAAGCGTATTCCTGGGCAAATGGTGCGGTTTCAAATTCCTGATTTAATATGTATAATACAATCATATTCAGAAACACGCTATCAACTGTATCACGCAATGTTAGTTGTGATAGATAATTATTGCGAAACATTTTAGATTCATTGCAATTCTCACGGATGAAATCAAATGTTGGGTCTTCAGTGAGTTCTAGAGTTTCCATTATGCTTTCCTCATAAAAACTGGCCGATCCACGAGTTTTATTTTGCCATGCGGTGTCGATGATACAAATCCTTCGTGACCGCGCTCGCCGCGAATATCTGCAGAAACATGATTTGGGTCATCAACCACAACACCATCTTTATCCATGTATGGTTGCGGGGCATCTAACTGTGCCTTCAATGACATTTTTAAATTTACAATTGCATTGACAATATGCCAGACCGCTTTGTAGCCAGGTTGGTTAACAGTAATATGCTGCATAATATTAGCTTGCTTATTAGGTGACAACTTGCTTAAATCAGACTGCACCCAATCTACAAAACCTTGTGGTGCGCCTTTAAAATCTCTATCGCCTCTTCCGGCCATATTGTTCAAATAGCTCTTGAAAATTTCCGGTAGATTGCTAATCTTTAAAGCACCGGTGGTATACGGATCTAAGAACTTAGATACCATTGCTCCTTTGCTTGCCAAGTAGGTTTCAGCCGCTTCATGTTCTTCCCATGGCATACTTAGAGGGGTTGTTATTCTCATCTCTGGACTTAGTACAACAAGTCCAGTAACATTTTTTAAGCCCAGAGATGCTACATTTTCCACGGCAGCCGGCTCTTCATCGTCGCGGCTATTGAACATACTATGCACGACAATACCTGCGTGGCTTTTTAAAATCTTTCTACCTAGTTCACTACTTGCATTGATATTATAATTGACCTTTAAGGGCTTAATACTGATAACGCCATCGTGTGCAACGGGTGTATTCATCCACATGATATCGCCTTGAATATAGCCTTTGAAATTGACGGGGACAAGCTTTTCTAGCATAGGATACAGTTTACCCAATGATGTTGCATAGTCCATACGGTTAGGTTCGTCAGGCTTACGATTATAAATCATGTCCTGAAACATCTTTTGGCCACGTGCCATGCCGTCATACTTCTTTGCAGAGAATCCTGATTTATCAGTGAAGACAAAGCCATTCTCATCACGTCCAAATATAATTGCCGGCGAGCCATCCCACTTAACGGTAGTTGACAACGGATTAGTTGGTATATGCATCAATGCGTCAATGGCACGTCTTGCTCCTTCGATACCTTCATCAAACAATAAGTCTTCGGGGTGGTCGATGCGTGCTTTAGCTTCGGTAAGAAGCCTCTTATTGTTTTTTAGTATTTCAAAAATCTTCATATTATTTCCCGTGTGCTGTCAGAACTTGATCCAACATTTTAATCAAGTCTTTTGGTGCAGGTGATGTTTTATCCTTGGCTGAAACCCATACGCCTTCTGAATTCTTTACGTATGCTG